TCAAACTTTGTTGGTAAAGCAAAGATCTTAAGTACGCCAATGGGAAACATCGTAAAGACTTTCATTGACGAAGGTGTCAAGGTTGGTGTTTCTACTCGTGGGCTTGGATCTGTAAAGCCAAAGAACGGAATCATGGAAGTTCAAGACGACTTCCATCTCGCAACAGTTGACATCGTAACCGACCCGTCGGGGCCGAACTGTTTCGTAAATGGAATCATGGAAAATACCGAGTATTACTATGATATAACCGCGGGCACATGGAGAGCTCAACAAGCAATCGAAGAAGCGGTTAAAGAAGTTAAAAGAGAATATAAGAGAACAGTTCGCAAGATTGATGAAAGCACTGCAGCACGAATGTTCGAGATGTTCATAGACTCTCTCAGAAAATGAGATTGTTATAAATAGAAATGTAAACGAATCAACAATAGAGGAGTAGTACATATGTCAGATAATATGCAAGAAAAATTCGTTGCTGACGATGGTGTATCCACAGTACCAGACGCTGTAACCCCAGCGGGCGGCGCAATTAAAACAAGAAAGGCCGACGTTAAGAAGGCAGTTCACCCAACAGCTGAAAAAGTTTCTGGACAAAAAGTTGCAGAATCTGAAGAAGCAGACGACGCAGAAGTAATCGAAGAAGAAGTAATTTCTATCGACGAGTCAATTTCTGCTATGTTCGAAGGAATGGATCTTTCGGAAGAGTTTAAGTCTAAGGTAACTCTCGTATTTGAAGCTGCAGTTAATGAAGCTGCGACTCTAAAAGCGAACGCAATTACTGAAGAACTAGAAGCTCGTTTTGAGCAAGAACTAGAAGAATCAATTGAAACCGTGATGGATGAAGTTGTTGAAAACCTAGACGCGTATCTCGATTACGTTGTAGGCGAGTGGATGGAAGAGAATGCTATTGCTATTGAATCCGGCGTCAAGGTAGGAATGGCAGAGTCTCTGATGGATGGTCTAAGAGAACTTTTCGCAGATCATAACATAGAAATCGACGAAGACACTATCGACGTAGTTTCTGGCCTAGAAGAGCAGATTGATGAACTTCAGGGTGTTGCTAACGATGTTATCAACGAGAACATTGAACTATCAAAAGAGATCGCATCTCTAAAGGCAGATCAAGTCTTCGAAGAAATGACTGAAGATCTCACCGTATCTCAAACAGAGAGACTTAGAAGTCTATCAGAAAAACTTGACTTTAGCGACTTAGAGTCATATTCTTCTAACCTTAGTACTCTTAAGGAATCGTTCTTTAAGAAATCCAAAACTACTCTTTCTGAAGACGCGTCCAGTGACGAAGATGAAATCATCACTGAAAACACGTCGACTAAGAAGGTAGCGTCACATCACCCAACCGTGAATGCTTTAGTCGAAGCACTTAATAAGCGCGCACCGAAGTAAGAATTTCGTTTTTATAAATAGATCCAGACAAACAACAATAACAAGGAGATAGACAATATGACTCAGTCAAACTATCAAGCACTAGTAGAGAAGTGGGGCCCAGTTCTTGAGCACACATCTTTTACGCCAATTAAAGACTCTCACAGAAAAGCAGTTACTGCTACTCTTCTTGAGAACACAGAGAAGGCACTTCTTGAGTCCGGCGATCAGTCGATCGCAATGAGTTCGCTTCTAATGGAAACACCAACCAACTTCGCTGGTACAGGTGGTTTCAGTGCAGGCGCAGCTGCAGGTGGTCCACAGGCTGGTTACGATCCAGTTCTTATCAGCCTCGTTCGTCGTGCAATGCCTAACCTTATGGCATACGACATCGCAGGTGTTCAGCCAATGACTGGCCCAACCGGTCTTATCTTCGCAATGCGTTCGAAGTACAACGCAATGTCAGGTAACACATCCACAGAAGCATTCTACAGCGAAGCTGATACTGCATTCTCTGGTACTGGTACTCAGGCAGGCACAACCGGCGGTGCAGCTACTGCAAACACTGGTGTAGGTATGGATACAGCAACTGCTGAAGCACTTGGTTCCATCCCAGGAACGAACGACTTCGCAGAGATGGCGTTCTCGATCGAGAAAGTTACCGTAGCTGCCACGAGTCGCGCGCTCAAGGCAGAATACACCACTGCGCTTGCACAAGACCTTCGTGCAGTTCATGGTCTAGATGCTGAAACAGAACTCGCAAACATTCTTCAGTCCGAGATCCTCGTGGAGATTAACCGTGAGCTAGTTCGCACCATCTATAACGCTGCTGTAACTGGCGCTCCAAACACTGCAAACGCAGGTCGTTTCGACCTTGACGTTGACGCAAACGGCCGTTGGTCGGTTGAGAAGTTCAAGGGACTTATGTTCCAGATTGAACAAGAAGCTAACGCAATCGCGAAGGCAACCAGACGTGGTAAGGGTAACATCGTTATCTGTTCTTCTGACGTAGCATCCGCTCTTCAGATGGCAGGTGTCCTTGATTACACCCCAGCACTCAACAGCAACGCACTAAACGTTGACGACACAGGCAACACATTTGCTGGTGTTCTAAACGGTCGCTTCCGCGTATACATCGATCCATATGCAGGTTCGAACTACATGGTCGTAGGATACAAGGGTTCCAGCGCGTTTGACGCAGGTATCTTCTACTGCCCATACGTACCGCTACAGATGTACCGTGCAGTTGGTGAGAACAGCTTCCAGCCTAAGATTGGCTTTAAGACCCGCTACGGCATGGTCGCAAACCCATTCGCACAGGGCGCAGACTCCTTCGCAGGAGCAAGCAACGGTCTTACCGCGAACACCAACGTTTACTACCGTCGTGTACGCGTAGAAAACCTATTCTAATAAAAAGAGGCCGGATCAACCGGCCCCTTAACTAAACTAGGCGGATCTTCGGGTCCGCCTTTTTTATTTAGACCATGCCCAATGCAGACATGTACATCTCGAGTACTGCTTCTTCGTTTGCAATGTCGTCGCGGTTACGCTTACGCATAGCAATTACCTTACGCATGATCTTAGTGTCGTATCCACGACCCTTAGATTCTGCCATGACGTCTTTCTGACGATCAGAAACGTCCTTCTTCTCTGCTTCCAAGCTTTCATACTGCTCGATAAACTGGCGGAGCTCGTCTGCGGTTACACTGTATGCTTCATCGTTCATATTATAGTTCTCCTTTAGGTGTCAATATTATTTTACTAGGTCTGTTCTTTACATAAGTTGCGAATCTACATCCTACTCCTCTTTGTCAAACAATTTTTGCATGGCTACCGACAGGCATAGGATAGTTCCATGCATTACGACTAGTCCAGCAAAAAACTCATATCCGATGGTAAACAGCTGCGCTGCAGTAACGATAGTAGCGAATTGCATTAGAAATCTTGGCCCAAAATCCTTATGTTCGGAAGCATCAAGATTTTCTACTACGAAGTTTGGTGTAAGAGCTACGGCGACACCAAAGACGAAAATAAGCATGCTGATCGAAACGTGAAGCGCGCTCAGTACCAAGAACCACTCAATTCCTGTGTACTGGAACCCAAAGACACCAATGATGTGGACAAAAGTCCAAAATAGATAGGCCATATTGTTTCCTTGAAAGGAAGATGGCAGCTTACGCCGCCATCTCCAGAGCCAGATCCAAGGCATCTACCTTACGCTTTGCGTTAGCGCCAAACCAAGCAGACGCCATACGAGTGTCAGCAGAACGGCCAAGCTCGTGGTCAGTCATATAAGTAACTGCGTTATAAACGTTCCACCAGCTACCAGGCTTAAAGTTTGCGCCAGGAGAAGTCTCAACGAGTTCAATCGCGCGCTCAGCGGTGCGAGTCAGCTCTTTGTCTTCACGAGAAGACCGACCAAAGACATCACCAAAATATTTCTCAAGGTCGGACTTGATGTAGTTCTTAGAACCGAGAAACTCTGCAGCTTCCTTGAACTTTTCAACCTTGTTGTGGCCGAGACCAAGGATCTCTTTGACTCGCTCAGGGTTGAACTGCGAGCGGTGGTTGACGCGAACTGAAGGCTGACCCTTCTCATTCAGCGCAACAGTCAGAGTGTTATTGCAAACGACACGTTCCATGACGAACTTAATGTCGATCGACTTACCGTACTGGTGAGGGTTGGAGAACAACAGATAACCGCGAACTTCGTCTCCATTGAACAGAGAGAAACCATCACGAACGTCGGCGAGAGCCCAAACGATGCGGCCGTCTTTCAGAGAACCTGCCGTGTCCATGAGCATGTCGCCCTTCGATACAAACTCAGCAAAGAAGTCGAATGCGTCAGAGTTCTGCACGGGGTTCCAACCCGGACCAACATGAGTAAGGATCTTACCGTCAGTTTCACGAACGAGTGCCTGCTGACCGGTCTTAACGTTATCACCTTTGTAACGAATAAAGGTATCAACCTTTTGAACTTCCCAATCAAGGCCTGCTGCCTTCATCATTTCGAAGGGAGTCATATCATCGCCGACTGGAGTACCGAGACCGTGCCATGGCTTACCTTTCGAGGAGCGGTAAGCCATCTGAGCGACGCCGTCAATCATTTCAACCATGTGTGCCATTGTGTAGTTTCCTTTTGAATTTCCATTTGAACTATTTTAGAATACACTGATTCTAAACGAATGTCAACAACTTTTTTTCACGAAGCCTCAACCAAGTCACGCTGCAGCTGAATAATCATTTCCATCTCAACGCCTTCTGCATATGTCTCCTTGGCTTCTGCAAGAGAAAGAACTTCTTCTTTCAAGCGCTGAATGTCGTAGCCAAAGCGATCTGCCCGGCGGAGAAGTTTGCGAAGGTCTTTAGCGAATTCGTAGTGTTCGATCATGGTGTATCCTCCGTTTGATATTTAGATACTATACTGATTCTAAACGAATGTCAATAGCTAATTTTGAAATGAGACAGTAAAAACTCGAACTTGTTCTCAACGTTCACATCAGGGATAGGGTCTGCTCCCCAGTGAAGAAGACACTGACGCTGACGAACGCGAGTATTAAGGTTGCCTAGACCATTCTTTTTTACTTGAGCTGAGTGTCTCGCAACAAATGAATTCCAGCGCTTCATCTGGAATGCGTCTAGAACATCTAGTCTACGGCCGTTAGAGTAACGCGTATACCACTGAAACCATCCTAGAGGGTCTTCTGGTGTGATCCAGCCGTTATCTATCCATACTTGTTTTGGTTGGGATACATTTGGGGCAAATAGATTCACTCTACGAATCTTAGGAAGCTCACCATCTTCTCGGATGCAGCTATCGTCTTCGTTGAAGTATCCGCCGTCAAAGACACCAAGGAGTAGCATTTGTTTTGGAGAAAAAGTTGGATTGAACTGTGTCAAGTGTTTAACTCCTACGTTATGAATTCAATCTACACTGATTCTAAACGAATGTCAACCACCAAAAGCAACTCCTATAAAAACAATGATCACGATAACCATAAACCAAAAGAAGCTTCCGGTAGAGCTTGACTTGCCCTTTCTTCGATTCGTTGCAGCTTTCTTAGGAGTGCTACTCATGATTCGCTTTCGTTCTACATAACCGTTAGAGAACCTTTGAGTTCTAGTCGTGTAGTACTTTCCACCTTTTGAGGTGTTGGTGTACGTAACACCGCTACTGGTCGTAGAGTTAGAATACGTAGTAGGCCCTTTGGTATTATACGTCGTAGAGCTTCGTGAGTTCCTACCAGTTTTTGTTGTCTTGCGCTTGTAAGCCATGATCTTCCCTTAGTGAATTAGTTCGGACTGCATAGGAATGTTATCCATCATAAGGTGGGTGTATCGTTCATGCCCAGCTTTGATAATGTCAACTACGTCTATGTATTTTTCATCAGTATGCATCACGATAACTAACAAATTATCGTATCTCTTTGATAAGAACTCATCTATGTATAGCTGCGCGTCTTCTTGGGTCTCAAAAGACGTTGCTTTGCGTATTCCAAAGATATCCGTCCTAGCAAAGATTGCAGACATCCTTGGTTTATCTTCAGCCATCGAATTAATATATGTTCCTAGGAAGAGGCCCTCTTCCTCATCTGCGATCATAAACCTCATGACGTCTCCTCTACCGTTGTTCATTTTGATAATACACTAGTCACAAAAAGAATGCCAATAGTTAGATCTGCTTTACCCACAGGTGATCTTCAACGTCGTCACTAGAAAACACGTCAAAATGAAGATCTGAGATCTCTGTGATGATCGCATGGATCCTTCTTGCAGTTCTCGTAGGATAACCGTTTACTCGAATGATAGCAGCCGCGTTGTCTTTCCAGTCAGTCTTTGTAAAGCAGTGGCATCCAACGATGATATGCTCGTCACTGATCACGATTGGATGATCGAACCCGGTAATTACCTTTGGTGGAACAGACACTTTGCAGTCGTCGAAGATGTATGTGCCATTCTTTACTTCACCGGACCCGAACACTTCTACGTTATCTTCCAGAATTACACTATCTGATATGAATGCTGCGCCATAAACCTTACAGTTATCCTTTACCTTACAATTG